TGACTTTCTTACTTCTGTTTGTTTAATTCTTTTATCTAGTCTTTTGTCAAGCCTTTCAGTTTTCGCAGTTTCTTTTATTTCTTTAATTTCTTTTTTCGATTCTAAGCGTATCTCCTGTCTTGTTTTAGGGTTTTTGATGTATCTATACTTCGTTTTGATTATAGTGTCTGTAATCGTCTTAAAATAGCTGTATTTGATAGTGTCGTTTACAACATAAGCAACAGAATCTATTGTTTCAATTTTTAATGTGTCTATGATAGTTTGTTCTTTGAGTATTTCAGGGTCTTTTTTTATTGCTTTTTTTAAATGATATGTACTCGAACAACTAGATAATAATAAAACAAGTATTAAATATCTCATAAAACTGTTGGATTTTTTGTATAGATGTTTTTTTGTTTGACATTAATTTCTTTTAACCATTGCTCGACATCGAAACTCGGACAGGCTTTTCGTGAGAAATGATAATGGGCAGCTATTCGCCATTGAGGTTGTAATGTTGTATGACTTTTGACGTACATTTCAAGTGCTTCTTTCTGTGCGTCAGTTCTTGTATCTTTCGGTTTCATGTTTTTATCACACCCGCCAACATATACAATATGCCTTGATTTGTAGTTCATACCTTTTGCCCCGAATGAAACTTCCCAATTATCAATCCAATGATCATCGTTGTACGGTACAAGTTCTTCAATCGTTCCGTCAAGATGTATCATTTCAGAATAACCTGGTTTTGACCAACCACGACCACCTTTGTCTTTCGGATTAGTGTGCCATCTGTAAATTTCGTTTGCTGTAACTTCCCTTCCTTCAGGTGTAGCTGTGCAATGAATAATTAAATATTCTAAATGCGCCATTTATCTTAGATTTTTTCGAATATCTCTAGCTTTTAAAACAATGTCTGTGATCTTTTGCAGAAAAGAACAACCTTTCACAGCTTTAAAACTTTCGTCAATAGACTTAACCTCTACCGAAATCAATGCTAATGAAATTAACTTGGTTGCTAGATAGTCAATACTTATAAAATTGCTTACAAGTTCATTGATTATGAAAAAGTCTGTTGTATAAACTAACAACACAGCAACAATATAACTGACTAATTTAGGTATTAAACCTTTTCTTGCTTTTCTGCTAGATACTTTTTCTTTAAGTTTCTTTGCTCGCCATACACCTGCAATTGTGTCTAAGATTGTTGACAGACCTACTAATAAAATAATAGGTTTAATAGGTGCAAAAAACACTAATATTGTTTTCATGAATACTGATGTATGTGTTATGATTAATTGTTTCATTATTTCTTCTTTTTTTTCTTTAAGTAAACTTGTAATTTTTTGATGTTTACTTCTTTTGGCTTATATACTCGAATCATATTTAATAATTAGTACGTTAAGTTTGAAACATCTCTTTTGTTATGCCCTCTTACAAGTTCAGGTTGACCATCTAAAACCCAACCACAACGAAATCTTGTTTTATCAGGATTCATATCGTCACTTTCGTTGTTATTATATTCAGGAAACAGTTCTGAATTTGTACACATATAGTCAATGAATCTGTCTGTATAATGCTGCGCAATGTTTCTTTCTTTCTCAACTAAATAATCAACTTCATTTTTATCAACTGTTTCTGCGTTCTCAGAAGACTTTTTGTATATACCTGAATTTGCGATACTATATGCGCTGAATGGTAGATACTCGACCATTGTCCAATGTATCAACATTTTCTTCAAATGATTGTTGACTAAGTTTAAGTAATTTCCTGCAAGTGTACCTGCTGTTATATCTGCAAGTATTTTTTCAAGCAAGTTTGTACCACAATAATTCTGAAGGTGTATATCTTGACTTACTAAAGCGAACTGAACAAATTTGTCAATATCCACATTGCCGTTTAATGCTGTAAATCTTGGAACATCGCTTGTTGTTATTAATAGAGTATATGACATTTTTTAATTTTTTTATCTTGATCGTTTTATGTTATACAACATCTGACGGTAAATTTTGATTTAAAGGACTAAAACCTTTCAAAGGCATCTTACTTGGCTGCGTTGCTGCTAGTGTATCGTTTATCGGTGGTGTATAACCATACTTGTTTGCTTCTTTTGTTGTGACTTCAACTGTATTGTAAGAAGAAATCGTTTCTTTCTTTGTTGCTGCAATGTAGGTTCTACGCTTCCAAAAATGCCGGCATCTTGCTCCGCCTTTATATTCGAAAATCGAATAATTGTTCAACCCACCTTCACCAAAACCTTTATTAGGATTCATTGAACTAAGTTTGTCAATATCCTCTTTTCTATAAAGTTTTTGCGCTCTCATCATTTCTTTGCAAAACTTTCTTTGTGGTGAAGGATTTCCTGCGTAAACGTATCTGACTTTAAAATATAATCCGTCAACTTCTTTGTCTTGTTCGCTGTTTTTGTTCGGTGCTGCTCTACCTGTTGCAAATTTAACTATCTTAGAAAGTGTTGTTTCGTCTTCTGCTTGTAATTCAGCGTCCCATTCTTTGACTTGATTGTTATAATGTTCTTCATTATCGTATTCAACATCTCTTTCATCAATTAACACCCATTCATCAGATTCATCTTCACCAAGTTCATGTATTGCATTTATAATTGATTCTTGTGAATTTAAACTTACTTCAGGATCAATTGTGTCGTCTTCTTTAACACCAACAATTGCTCTTGCTCTTTCTTCTGATATTGTAGGAAAACCTGCTTGTATTACTTGAACACCTGATTGAGGTGTCAAAGTACCTTCACCGACTGCTTGAACAATAGAAACAAGACTTGATATTTGCGCACCATTCATGGCTGTTGCAGCTACGTTGTCAGCGTCAGCAGTTTGTTGCAGTTCTTCAATCGACCCCATTAAGTCAAGACGCTTAAAGTACAAATGTAACGCTGCGTTGTTAAAAGCTAAATAATGATTGATTCTTTCAATTATTGCTTGTTGAAAAGGTGCAATACTTTGATTGTAAAATACTTTTGTAGCCATTTCAATTTCATCAGCGTTTGAACTAAAGCCATGATTTTCGTTAGTGATTCCCACGATCATCGGGCTAATGACTGTATGACCGTTCAGGATCTTCGCTTGACATTCGGAACTAAGGTAAGCATAATGCTCAGGAGCGTTATCAAGTGCAATATCTTCAATCGTTGCTTTTTGTTCAGGATTGTCGTTAAAACTTACAATGATTTTATCGCCTTTTGTTCCTGTTAATTTGTTTTTTATTTGCTGTGATAGTTGACGCTGCGCCTCTTCTGACGGTACGCCTGAACTGAAATTAATTAACTTCGTTGAACTAAAAGAATTTTGAACGTCATTGATCAAAAAAGTCGAAACTTCTTCCTCCAAAACTGCGTATGGTAACGCACCATGATAGTCAACATCTGTATAATACTTCATGTCAACAGAATGAAACTTGACGCAATCAATTTCAATATCGTCTTTACTTGTTCCAAAAGCTGAATACTTAACAGGTGGGTATTTCTTTATATCTGTCCAGTCGTCAGAATAGTAATAAGTGTCGATGTCGCCATCTTCGTTACATTTACCAACTCTGATTAATCTTGTCGGTATATAATCAACTTTAACAATCTTTGTATGTTCTTTATTATAAAGTATTTGAAAGTAACCTGCGCCAAGCAGTTTAAAGTTTAAAGCAATTGAACGCAAAACGTCAGGATCAACCATTGATTTCATCATTGCATATTCATTCGGTTTTCTTGAGGCGTCAAGAGCATGAAGACCACGACCGAAAATCAACTTTGCAATGTTGTTTATCACAGCGTTGTTTGTTGTTGAATTTTTATAACGACCAATTAACCAATCGTAATAGTCATTGTCTTTACCATAAGAAACAAAATCTTTATTTCTTGATTCAATTACTTCAGGCTTTTCATACGTTGCTAGTTCAAAAATGTGTACGTTGTTTTCCATTATATTATAATAAAGTCATTGTTTGATGTGCGCTCTGTATATACATTGTTATTGATCGTATAGTCAGAGATTGTTTGGTTTGTGCAAAAGATTCTACCTTTGTAAACTATTTCAGTTCCGTTCTTAACGTCAAAACTGTATTGTTGATTTTCTTTAAGTGTGAACGCTCTTGTTATGACCATGAAATATCTGTCAAATGTAGGTGTTATTTCGTAACTGGTCGAGCCTTCAATACCTTTAATTACAATTGAGTCTGCTTGATTGACTCTAGGTATTATTTTCAAAGTTTGACTTGCAACTTGTTCTTTTAGAATAATCATACTTATATAACTATTTTTTACATGATTTGTTTATATATAAAAAAACCTACCTTATTAAATAAGATAGGCTCTTTATTAAACAAAGAATTTTACTTATCAATTTGTTTCAGTTTTCTTTGCGCCCATTTGATACCTGCATCACCTCCCCAAGCTAACCACATTAAACGACCACAACCGTCACCTAGCTTTTTATTTGCGTTCTGACGATGTCTTTCAAACGCAGCCATCCTTGCAATGGTTTCTCTTGAAATCGGTCTTCTATTTGCTAACTGTGACGCCCTTTGTTTTCCTACGTTAGTACCACAATCTCCCCAACCGAAAGACTCTGCATATCGCAAGGCAATCTTTGCGTTTTCACTTGCTTGTTTCGGATAATCAGTATATGATTCTAATTGTATCATATTATGATCATGTTAAAAAAAATAGAGCAGACTATTTATCTACTCTATTAATTTGAATTATGTTCCTGAAACTACTGTAATTCCGTTTCCTGATAATCCTGACTCTGATGAACAGTCTAAAAATGGCGCAGGAATTTTTTCGGTAGCTGTAAGCGTTAATGTAATTCCACTTAAATCTCCCATAGCTGTACCTGTTGATATAGCTGCTGTCGTTACTTCCGCCCCATTGTCAACCCCCATAAGCCAAAAATTAGAATTGTAATCTTCAACAATTATTCGTGGGCGTCCAAAAGAAAGTAATTTGATTTGCTTATGTGTCGCAATATCTTGTTTCTTAATTACTGCTGTTAATGTTTGTTCTACAAAAGTCGTTCCGTTCTCCCTTGAACTTGTCAAGTTTTGCTCGAAATTATTTGCTCCTTTCAGTTCGTATTTATACGCTGAAGGACTTCCTGTTACTGCTTCGATAACGTCTTCGTTACCTGCTGTTGTTAGGTAAGTTATTCCTGTAACGTCTGCGTAATTCATAAAATAAATTGCTTTTAATCCTCCGACTGCGTCTTTACAGGGTTCCAACCTTCCCAAACTAATATCACACGACATATTTATTTGTTTTAAAAGTTATAAAAAAAGGTAGGCAATTTTACCTACCCTTTTTAAAAATCTAGTTAATTAATCTTATGCGTAAATTACTACGTCTGAATTTATACCCATTGCAACTGCTGCCGTATAACGCATGATAATCCTCACATTTTGACTCCCATCCAGGTCGCTCATGTCAAGGACTTTCACTTCATTGGTATCATTTAGGAGACCTGTGCCGAAAAACATATTTGACTTCTGAGCAGCCATCATTGAGTGAGCAGGAAGACCTTGTGCAACTACTACAGGAATACCATCGAATGACAATGCTCCGTTTGTGAACCAAGTTGTTCCTTTATTCTCAACACCTGCTGCACCTAAACCATTTGCACCAAACCCACCTAAGGCTCTGATGTAATTTCTTGCAACTCCTGGCGCAACGTATATGAATGTATCCTCTTTTCCATAAACTGCTTGAGGTATTGCATCCACAACCTTCCCCATTTCGTCAATTACGTTTGCAGCAGTTACTGTTGTTCCTGAAACTGCAACACAACCAGAACCACCTGCTGTTGCTAAATAATAGAATCCGTCGAACTCTCCTGCTGTTGCAGTTTGTCCTGACCAAATTGTGTTTTCGATTTGTGCAGCCACTTTTGCAGCAGTATAACCGATCACGAAATCTTCAAATGAAGGTGCTAAATTATCAAAAGCAGAAAATCCCATTTGTTCAGCTTCCCAAGACGCTGTCAAGTCTTTCTTACATATCGTCATGTTTACCATGAACTCCTCTGGTTGAATAATTTTTTCAGCCAACGTCAATGTTCCTGACGTTGAATAATCACAAGCTGCGTTTTGAACGATATCGTCATAAGACGCTGTCTGTAATACTGCTTTGTACTTCACGTTTGGCATAACTGTAATTAAGCCGTTTTCTAATGTTGATGCAGATAATAATGCCGCCGATATGTATTTACCGGCAAACTCTCCTGCATACGTTGATGTTAATGATGTAGCCATCTTTCTGTGTTTTTATAATTAATATTTATTACTTACTTAATTTTTCCATTACACGATCAAGAGTCGTTTTCTGTCTGTTTTGTGAATACTTCACATTGATTTGTTTAGACTTATTCTCAGGATTATGTGTAATTGGTTTTGCTGCTGCAACTTCTTTTGATGTTAATTCTACTTCGTTGCTTTCTTCTTTTTCTTCTTTTTCTTCGTTTTGTACATCTGTCGAAATACTTAGATTTGTTTTGAACTCAGCAAGTTTTGAATCTATTAAATCAGATATTGTTTTCATATCTTCGCTAGAGAAATAAGATTCTTTTGAAATTGCTTCAATTACTTTTTTAGGTGTTGCGATTTTTTCTGTTGGTTTGTCAGATGCTGCAACTTCTTCTTCAACAACTGCTTCTTCTTCTTCTTTTGTTTCTTCTGCCGCTTCTTCTTTCGCTTCTTCTTCTTTCTCAACAATTGAATCGATGATACCTTCTTCTTTAATGATTAATAGCATACCGTCTTCAAGAGTATATTCTCCGACAGGTAATGCAATTCTTTGTTCGTCTTCTGTGACGATGTTAACTGCTTGACCAGACTCAAACGATTCTGCTTCTAAAATCGTAACGCCATCGTCAAGTTTCATTGTCGCTAGTTTTACTTCAACCTCCATTCCTAAGGCTGTTTTAATAGCGTTTAATGTTTCACTTGCTTTGCTCATTTTATCTTAATTTTTAGATTTATATATATTACTATTTATTTTTTAGTCTGTTGTATTTTTGATGATATCTTTAATTGTTTCAATCATGATTTCATCTTCTGACAATTGCTTCTTTGCGTTAAGTTCTTCGAACCCTTGAAATATGCCTTCAATAGAGAACCCTTTATAATTACCCTCTTGTACTTGTTTCCATTCATCGTTGTTATTAATTTTCATCATAATAACCCAAGAACCTTTAGGAGCATTTAACTTAAATAAGTTCGACTTATCTTGCTTTTCAGATTCAACAATCCATGACTCGATAACTGTTGCGCCTTTTATAGGCTTTTCATGTTCTGTTGTTACGTTGTTAGCGTTTAAGTTTTTCATATACAACTCTTGCGCTTTTGCAATTGTTTCTTTACTGAAATAAATATTAAA